CCTATTGATGCAAAATTTATTGATAAAACTAGTGGAGAAAATTTTGACGCTCCACCATTTCATATTCAATGTAGAACAACCGTCCTTTTTACTCAGGTGAAAAAATGAATAAATGTTTATGGTGTGGTTAAGTTAATGAAAAAAGAAGGATATATATAATAAAAAAATAAAATACATTTAAAAAGATTAAAAATAATAGGTGATAATATGGAAACAAAATCGTTTAAGTTTGTAACAAATTCTCTAAACTATGAAGAAATAGGAAATAAATCTGATAAAGAATATTATGTTAAAGGATACATTTCCACTGATGAAATAGATAGAGCACACGAAATAGTTACAAGAGAAGCAATGTCTGATATGGTTACTCAAATAAAAAATGGTAATATTAAATTAGATGTTGAACACGGCACATTCACTGGTGACACTGATATACCTGTTGGTAAAATAGTTGATGCAGGAATGGATGATACAGGATTATGGGTTAAATGCACTCTTAATAAAGCTCATAGTAAATTCGGAGAAATATGGAAAAGTGTTAAAGATGGATTCTTAGATGCTTTTAGCATAGCTTATAAAGTCACTGATAGAGCGACAGATTTCATTAATGGAGTACAAGTCACATTACTTAAAGGTCTAGAATTATTAAATGTAGCAATAACTGGTAATCCTATTTGTAGGAGTGCTAAGATGACCGAGAGTTTTTATAAATCGTTAAAATATCTTGACGAACAACTAAAATCAGGGGAGGATAATATGATAGAACCAGAAATTAAACCAAAAGTGGAACCAGTAGTGGAACCAAAAGTAGAACCAAAAGTAGAACCAAAAGTTGAACCAGAAGTGGAGCCAGAAACTACACCTAAAGTTGAACCAGAAGTTAAACCAAAAGTTGAACCAGAGGTAACACCAAAAGTGGAACCAGAAGTAGCACCATTGGATACTATAAAAAGTATGCAAACAGAAATAGCAGAATTAAAAGCAGAAGTTAAAACCTTAAACAAGGAATTAAATAAGCCACAATTAAAAGCTATTAATAACACTGATATCGCTGAAGTAAAAGATGAAACACCAATTGTTAAATCACCACTTCAAGCTATCAAATAAAAAAAAAACAAAAAAATATTACGAGGTAAAAAATATGGCAGAAACAAAAGCTATAAGTAACGGATTCAATTCCAATGCTGCATACGCTTCAAGCTTCGGTTGTATGGCTGACAAAACCGTGTACCAAGACAGTGCAGGTTTAAAAGGCACAGCAGTTGACAGAAGAGTAGAAGTAAGTAACGCATTCGGAATAGGATTAAAAGCTCACGCTACAACATCAGGTGGGGCAGGAACAGCAGGATACGCTATGATTCCCGTTTATGTTGACCCTAGAGTTATTGACCAAACAAGAAAGTTCACACCTATTGTTGAATTAATACCAAGAGTCACTAATCAAGGAATGTACGCAGATTATAACGCAATAACAGAAAAAGGTGGAGCATTTAGTGCAGCAGAAGACGCTTCACTTGCAGAAACAAATACTAAATATGATAGGGCAAGCACAGCAATCAAATTCTTTTACGCAGTAGGAAGAGTAACAGGACCAGATATAGCAGCACAACCAAGTTATGTATTATCAGGTATGATGCCTGGGGCAGGTTCAATGGGCGGATTTAGTGACGCAGGAGCACCTAATGCAAAACAAATGGAAGTACTTGTAAAAACAAGAGAGATGAGAGAATACCAAGAGAACACAATTATTAATGGCAATACTAGTTCAATAGCAACTGATTATGATGGAATAATTGTTTTAATGAGTTCAACTAATACTGTTGACAAGAATACTTCAGCACTTGACTTAGATGATATTAACTTAGCAGTTCAATACGCATTTGATGATGGTGGAAGACCTAACTTAGCAGTTTGTTCAAGTAGTGTATACACGGATTTATTGAAATTATTAACTCAAAAAATTGGTTATATGAAAGCTGAAGCAAACGTGTTTTGGGGATTTACTACAATCGTATTACATACAATGGTTGGTTCAATACCGGTTATTCCAAGTATGTTTATGAGTAATGTATCAGGAAGTAAAGCAATTTATTTTTTAGATATGACTGTTGTAGAAATGAGAGTATTGCAAGACTTAACATATTTTGAGTTAGCAAAAACTAATGATAGTGAGAAATTCGCACTTAAAATATACGAAACACTTATTATTAAAAACACAGGTTTCTGTTCAAGCATAACAGAGATTAGTGCATAAATATAAATTTTTTTTATTTTTTTTTATATTTTTATAGAGAGGTAAAATAGAATGTCAGTAGCAAATATAAATGCAACAGTTATTGAATTAATGCCGCTTGGTGGTAAAACTAATGAAGGATACTTTTATGGTTATCTTGAAAGCACTATTAGAGCAAAACAGAATGATACTATTACTATTACTAATTGTTCTAAAGTTTTAATAGCGAATCTTATTGATACAGCTGATGTTTTAGAAACGATGACGTATGCCACTAATGTAATAACTATGACGACAAGTGCAGCCACAAATGTTAGTGGAGTAGTTGTTTGTCAAAAGTAAATAATGAGGTAAAAAGAAAATGACGAATGTAAACGCAACCGTTATTGAGATAAGTCCGCTTGGCGGAAAAAGTAATGAAGGGTACTTTGTAGGTTATTTAGAAGCTACAGATAGAGCAGCACAGAATGATACTATTACAATTACGAATTGTACTAAAGTTTTAATATCTAATCTTGTTGATTCCGATGATACTTTAGAAACTATGACTTATGCAACTAACGTGATAACAATGACAAGGAGTGATACTACAGCCGTGAACGGTTTAGTAATTTGTCAAAAATAAAAATAAATATGAGGTAAAAAGAAAATGACAGCAGCATTATTAACACACAGTTATGTTGGTGCACCAATAGGTTCAGCAGCAGCTAGTGCAGGAAAAACTGGATTAGTTTGGGAAGTTGTAGGAGTTACTTGCACTGAAAACGGGGATTGGATTGTTCTCAGTGAATTTGAAGAAATTCTTGGAGCAGCAGCTTTTGCGGTTTCAGGAGATGTCCATACTCAAGAAGCAGTAGAAGTAGATACAGCAGTAGATAATAAAATTATTTTAACAGCAGGAGGAACTGATGTGATGAGAATCCTAGTTTGGGGTACTCCAGCCATTAGTAATTAAAAATGGGAGCAGAAGAATTAGAGTATACTATTGTTGGTTCTTTCGCTGACGCAGGTGCAGATGCAGGTACAGCAGTAAGACTTGTTTGGGAAGTTGTAGGAGTTACTTGCACTGAAGACGATGATTGGATTGTTCTCGATGAGTTCGAACAAATATTTGGGGCTTGGGCTTTCGCAGTAGCAGCAGATGTTCACACACCTGAAGCAGTAGAAGTAGACACAACCGTAAAAAACAAAATCATTTTAACAAGTGGTTCAGCAGATGTTATGAGAATAATGGTTTGGGGAACTAAAAAATTAGATGACTAAGTTTTTTTATTTTTTTTATTAATTATATTAGTGAGGTAAATATAAATGGAAGACAAAAAAGCAGAAGTTTTATACGATAAAGACGGTAGAGCTTATCTTAGGATTATACGAGAAGAACCAGTTAAAGAAACAATTGTTAAATCTCGAATTAAAGATTTCGTAGAAGACATTGTTGATGATGGTAAAAGAAATTTTAGTAACAGAAAGAAGAAATCAAAAAAGAAAAAATAATGAGGTAATAATATGAAAGTAATAGAATTAACTGGTACAACTGATGCTAGTGGTGACTTAGTTATTACTGGTACTAAAAAAGTTATTGGTTTTTTAGAAAAAATATCAATGATTGATAATGTTACTGCAGGAGCTGATTTAACTTTTAGTTCAGAATATAATGGAAGTGTTTTGATACAAGCCAATGCTGGTAGTGCCACTAAAACTTGGCATCCTCGAAGTCTTGGTAATAAAAGTACTGATGGAACAGTTTTCACTAATGTAGCTGAAAAATTCTTTTTCGCTAATGAAGGATTAGACCTTACTATAGCACAAGGTGGTTCAGCATTAACTCTTAGATTCCTAGCATTTTTTTCAAATAATAATAGTTAAAAAATAAAATGTATTGTACAACAGATGATGTGTTCAGAGTAGCAGGTATTACTAGTACTGAAATATCTGATGCGAATGTTACACAAGCAATATTAGAAGCTCAAGGTGTAGTTGATAGACTTACTAATACTACTTATTGGAATAGTGAAGATTCTGGCACAGCAGATGTGGCTAGTGGCGATGACGAATTAGATGATGCTACAAAAACTTGGGTTCCTGATGATTATATTAATA